CACCAAAAGAGTCAACCCCAAATCCAAACTGATAAGACAACTTAACCGTTAAGCTTGGCAAACTGCTGAAGTATGCTATAATGCAGCATGGACTGCATGATCGACATTGAGGGACTGGCCACTGGCCCCGACACCACTATTCTAACAATCGCTGCTCAAACGTTTGATCCGCTGTCACGTGGCTACTACGATCTGCATTACTATGCTCGAGTCACGCTGGAAAGCCAGGAAGATCGACGCATTGAAGATGGCACAGTGGCTTGGTGGGCCACACAACCTGCTGACGCCCGAGAAGAAGCGTTTAACGAGCAAGGCAGAATCCCGCTTAAACAGGCACTGGAAGAACTGCATCGATTGTGCTGGAAGTGCAATCGTATCTGGATGAACGGTCCCACATACGATGCCAACATCTTGGAACATGCTTACAAAAGCTACGGAATGCCCTTGCCCTGGCAGTACTACAAAATACGCGACACCCGCACAGTATACGGACTGTGCCCGGAGCTGAACAAATACCCAGCAAGTCACCATGCATTAGAAGACTGTCGCAGACAGATTGATCTCTTGCACGACAGCCTGGAATACTTGAAGGTTAAACAACTAGCATGACACTACCTCGACTGCTTGTAATTGGTCATGGGCGCCACGGCAAAGACACTGTGTGTGAAATCCTGCGTGACAATTATGGATTTCGCTTTCAATCCAGTTCAGAGTTTTGTGCCCGCAAGTTCATCTACGACGAACTCAAACACAAGTATGGCTACGCTGACTACGAGCAATGCTATCGTGACCGTCATAATCACAGAGCTGAATGGTATGACATGATTCATGCCTACTGTCAAGATGATTATGCCCGACTGGGTCGTGACATTTTTAGTGAAAACGACATCTACTGCGGCCTGCGCAACCGGAGTGAGTTTCATGCCATGCGCAACACCGGCGTGTTTGACTACTGTGTATGGGTAGACCGTTCAGATCATGCGCCCTCTGAGCCCCGGGACAGCATGAACTTGGAAATCTGGATGGCTGACTATGTGATCGACAACAACAGCACCCTGGAAGTGCTGCATCGCAGTGTGGGCGAGCTAGCAGACCACTTGTTGAATCAACAAGAACTGCTAAACGTCAGCTTCTAGATCACCACGGCGCCAAGGCCGGTCAGATCGTGTGACTTCTGCGGCACAATTTAAGCAGATGGTTTTTAAATTTCTATAATCACAATTGTTTAGATTGCCATCGGCATGATAAACTGTCAACTGATGTGCGGGTAGCCTTGCCGCAAATCCACATCGATCACACTGCTTCTTTTTGACATAGCCTGCTGTCTGCCACTTGGGTACTTGACGTGGCAGCTTTTTGCCACGTCTGATGCAGATGCCACATCTGGTTCTGTAGTAAATCTTGCCGTTTTTATGGCAGTTCACAGCAGCATGATTTTTGTTACAGGCTTGACATAAGGGTCTCATGTTGATATTTATGATACAAAACCTTAATTAAGGCTCCGCAACCAGGCGAACTTTTGGTGTTTCCGGTAAATATTTGTAGGGAATTTATTTCTTAATATTAGGAGAACAACATGGCATTAGTTAGCCCCGGCGTAGAAGTATCGATCATAGACGAATCAATCTATGTACCTGCAGCCACTAATTCAGTACCTTATGTACTGGTTGCAACTGCACAAAACAAAGTATCTGGCACCGGCAGCGGAGTTGCTGTTGGTACACTAGCGGCCAACGCCGGTAGAGTATTTCTGATCACAAGTCAGCGAAATCTTGCACAGACCTTTGGTAACCCATTCTTTTACAAGACTGCAGCAGGAACACCGATCAACGGCTACGAACTCAACGAGTACGGTTTGCTGGCAGCATCTTCAGTGTTGGGCATCAGCAATCGTGCATATGTGCAACGGGCTGACGTTAACCTCAGTGAGTTGGTGGCTAGTTTGGTTCGCCCAGTTGGCGCACCATCTAACAACGCACACTGGCTTGACACAGATGACAGCACCTGGGGCATTTTCCAGTGGAACCAAACCACTGGAGCATTCACCAACAAAGTACCCTTGGTACTAACTGAATCTACTCAAGTCACAGGTGGATCGGTACCATTGGCCAGTATTGGTAGCATTGGCGACTACGCTGTGGTTGCACTCAATGTCAACACTCCCACCTACTACAAAAACAACAGCAACGCCTGGGTTTTGGTAGGCAGCGATGCTTGGAAACGTTCATGGCCCACACTGCAAGGCACACAGAGTGTGACCGCTTCGTTGACCGCAGGACAAGGTATCATAATCAACGGCACCACTGTTGCGGTACCGGCCTCGCCAAACAACACTGTGACTGGTCTAGTCAATGCTATTAACACGGCTGCGATTACTGGTATTACTGCTGAAGTTGATACCAGCAGCCGATTTGTAATCTATGCGGACAGCCAAGCAGTCAGTGATGACAGCAGTGGCGGTGGCGGCATTGTCACCATCAGCAGCTCTAGTACCGCAGCATTGTTGACTGCTCTGGGCATCACTGCCAACAGCTACTATGCTCCTGCGCTGCAACAAAGCTACAACTATGTGGTGCCTCGCTGGCGCAGCACTGATGTTGCGCCTCGTCCCACAGGATCTGTGTGGAACATGGTCACTGCAGTGAACCTTGGCGCTGACATTGTGGTCAAGCGATATGACACCACGTTGGCTGCTTTTATTATTGAAAATACTCCAATCTATGCCAACGACTGGTCAGCTCTGCAAGGACTTGATCCAGCCGGTGGCGGACGCAACATTGATGCAGGCTCGTTGTACATCCAGTTCAACAGCTCGCCAGAAGAAGTAGCAAGTCCAGCTCCGTTTGCCAACGAATACAACAACACCATGACATTCCAGGTGTTTGAACGGCTTGAAGCAGGCCCAACTCGAGCTTCTGGTGTCAATACTAGTCCAACATTTACCTCTGGTAGCACATTTACTATCCAGGCCAGCGTGGCCAACAGTGCTTCGCTGACTCCTACAATTCCTGCTATTGCCACTGTGAACGGAACAACTGCTGCTGATTTTGCAGCCGCAGTCAGTGCTGCTGCTGTGCCCAACGTCAGTGCACAAGTAAACAGCGATGGCAGCATCACACTTGTGCATGCTCAAGGCGGTGTAATTATTGTCAACAACACCAGTACAGGTGGTGTTAACCCACTTAGCGATGCTGGTTTTACCTCAGTTGACGGCGCAGACACAATTCGTGCAGGCACTGGTGAATACACCGGTGCACTGATTATTTCTAACTGGGTACAACTAGAGTACACAGCCAGCAACACCGGACCTGATCAAAACCCAGCCAACGGACGTCTCTGGTACTACAGTGCTGTTAACCAAGTTGACATCATGATTCAAAGCGGCAGTGGTTGGCAAGGTTATCGCAACGTCAGCTTGGATGTTCGCGGATTTAATCTAACGCAAACTGATTCTAGTGGTCCACAAATCTCACCCACAGAACCACTCACACAGAGTGATGGTACTGATTTAGTTTACGGTGACCTTTGGATCGACACTGCCAATCTAGAACTATATCCTGTGATCAAACGCTGGGACCAAGTTGACGGCATTGACCAGTGGGTGACCTTGGACAATACTGATCAAACCACCAGCAATGGCGTTTTGTTTGCAGATGCACGTTGGGCACCAAATGGCACAACTGATCCAATCACAGACAATATTCCAACGATTCAGAGTCTGTTGACATCCAACTATTTGGATTTGGATGCACCGGATCCAAGCCTGTATCCAACTGGCATGTTGTTGTTCAACACACGCCGCAGCGGCTACAACGTCAAGAGTTTCCAGGACAATTACTTTAACCCACAGAACCCTAACATCACTGTGTCAGGTTACGAAAGTGGCGTTAACTATGTGGTCGGCAACAAGGTACTGTACAACGGCATCATCTACGTGGCCATTGCGAACTCAATTGGGGAAGCACCATCAGATCCCACATACTGGAGTGTGTTGGAAACCAATGCCTGGGTAACTGCATCTGGCAACCGTAATAACGGTAGCCCGTACATGGGACGCTTGGCTGTGCGACAGTTGGTTGTGGCTGCTATGAAGCGCACAATTGACACTTCTGACACCCTGAGAGAAGAACAGCTGAACTTTAACTTGATCGCCACACCAGGATATCCAGAACTGATCATCAACATGATTGCCCTGAACAACGAACGCAACAACACAGCTTTTGTAGTGGGTGATACTCCAATGCGCTTGCCACCAGATGGCAACGACATTGTGGCCTGGGCCACAGACTCAGGCGGTCTTGGATTCCCTTCGGGCGACGGCTTGTCAACATCCAACGCATATCTGGGCGTGTTCTACCCCAGCTGCCAGACCACTGACTTGTCAGGCAGTGCTGTGGTACAACCTCCAAGTCACATGATGCTGCGCACAATTGTGCGTAACGATGAAGTGGCATTCCCGTGGTTAGCACCAGCTGGTGTTCGCAGAGGCGTGATTGACAATGCATCCTTGATTGGTTATATCAATGCTGCAACTGGTGAGTTTGAAACCATTGCAACTGGACAAGGTCTACGTGACGTGTTGTACATCAACAAGATCAACCCAATCACGTTTATCCCAGGTGTGGGTATCACCAACTACGGCAACAAGACCGAAGCCAGCGTACCTAGTGCGCTGGATCGTATCAACGTGGCACGACTGGTTGCTTACATTCGCGGACGCCTGCAAGAAATTGCCAAGACATTTGTGTTTGAGCCCAACGATGAGATCACACGCAACGAACTGGCCAATGCAATTGACGGACTGTTCCAGGACATCCAATCCAAACGCGGCCTGTACGATTACACCATTGTGTGTGACTTGAGCAACAACACACCAACCACTATCGACAGAAATGAATTGTATGTGGATATTGCAATTGAACCTGTCAAGGCAGTTGAATTCATCTACATTCCAGTGCGCATTGTCAACACTGGCGAACTTTCTGGAGGCGGCGGCGCTGCTTAAAAGAGAGCTATGAGGGCTAGTGATAGCCCTCATAAATAAAGGTACATAGGAGAATAATATGGCCGTTTCATCATTAACTAGGTTGACAGTGCCGCTTGCAAGCGATCAAAGTGCAAGCACCCAAGGGCTCTTGATGCCCAAACTCAAATATCGCTTTAGAGTGATGTTTGAAAACTTCGGCGTGTCCACCCCAAGAACAGAATTGACCAAGCAAGTCATCAGCTTTAATCGTCCTTCTGTGTCGTTTGAAGACATGGAGATTCCAATCTACAACAGTCGAATCTATTTGGCTGGCAAGTACTCGTGGGAAGAAACCAGTTGCGAAATCCGTGACGACGCAGGCGGCGAAGTTGCTCGTCTTGTGGGCGAACAGATCCAGAAACAGTTTGACTTCATGGAGCAGGCAAGTGCTGCATCTGGCATTGACTACAAGTTTACAACCAAGTGTGAGATTCTTGACGGTGGCAACGGTACTTCTGCTCCCACTGTGCTAGAAACTTGGGAACTGTATGGTTGTTTCCTAAAGAGCGCCAACTACAACGAACTCAACTACAGTGAAAGTGCACCAGTGACCATCACCATGGGAATCAGATTTGATAACGCAATTCAAACTCCTATTGCTTCGGGCATTGGCGCCACAGTGGCAAGAACCGTGGGCGATGTGGCAACTGGCTCAGGTGGCGGCGCTTAATTAACTGTCCCGATGGCATTTGGACAAGACTTTTTAAACGGGTTCTTTGGGAACAATTATCTCAAAGACTATACCCATGCCAGCAAGACTTTTACCACGGCGGGCTACGACAACTCGCCAAGGTACAAGTTTTTATTTCATGTATTTTTCAATATAAACACCAGTCAGTTGCCTAGACTACAGAACAATCTGTTGTACTCCACTGGTGAACAGTCCACTATCGGAGTGCTGGTAAAAAATATTGAACTTCCCAAGTTCCGTATTGACACCGAGGTCATGAATCAGTACAATCGAAAGCGTGTGATTCAAAAGAAAATTGAATACCAGCCAATTCGTTGCAGCCTTCATGATGACGGTGGCGACTTGATTCGAGGCCTTTGGTACAACTACTATGCGTATCACTACAAAGATCCTGTAAATCCTTATAAAACTATTACTTCTCAAAACGGCAGCATAGGTGAAATTCAGACTCAGCCCACTGGGTCGGATTACAACATTCGAGATATCTATGCCACTACTCGCAACAACAACGACTGGGGCTATATTGGTGAGAGCTATACTGATGCCACCACTGCAGAAGGTGGCAAGCCAACATTTTTTAGAGATATTTCCATATACGGATTCAACCAGCACAAGTTTGTTGAGTATGTGTTGATCAATCCCTTGATATCAGAATGGAACCATGACACCTATGACTACTCTCAGGACGGCGGCGTCATGGAAAACACTGTGGTCATCAACTACGAAACAGTCAAGTACTACACAGGTGCCATTGGCGGCGGCAGACCATCCACTGTGGTGCAAGGTTTTGCAGATCCAGCCAACTATGATCTAGAGTCCAGCCCACTGTCAAGACCTGGTGGTACTCGCAGCGTTGTTGGCCAAGGTGGTTTGTTGGATGCTGGCCAAGGTATTATACAAGATCTCAGCACTGGCAGCATGGACCCCATTGGTGCCATGCAAAAAGCTGGTACTTTGTACGGAACATTTAGAGGCAACGATCTACGTGCAGTGATCAAGGAAGAAGCCATCAGCGGGCTAAGTGGTGCGTTACGCAGCACAGCTTCAGGTCAGAATCGTGCACAGCCCGGGGCCAGCCAGCCCACAACACAAAACCAAGCTCCGTCATTTAATACTCCCCCGGCTCGTCGTCCCTACAACAACTCAGCCAACAGCTAAATAGTTGCATGGCAACAACAATCAACTCTATCAATAGGTCAGTTGACCTCACAGTCAGAATTTTTGATGACTTTGACAATTTTGCACTGGAAGTACCGGTCAACGAGTGGGACTTGGTCTTGAGCTTTTTTGAAAAAGTTTTTGGTGTTGGCGAAGCTGCCACAGCATTTGCCACCAACTTGTTTAGAGTCTCAAGTGAGAGTGGTACCAATGTGCAAATCTTGGTGGATGA